GCATAACTCATTTTTACGATCCATGTCAATGGATCTTGAGTCTTGTCTAAGGTTTTTCAGCCTTGGACGACGCTCACACGTCATCCGACATCCGAACGCCATCTACAAGATGGCGTCCAGATTGCCACTTTCGAAGTGGGACCAGACGCGAAGGAAGAAATTCCTCGCCGACTGTAAACATCTCGGTACCCTCACTCGTCCTAAGGTTCTCCAAGTTCTACGAACGTTAACGGAGTTCCATAAATTGGACGATATTGTTGGGTACCGGAAATTCGGTCATGTGGTCCACTATGTGGCTGACTACCCACGAATGATGCACATTCTGGGCTTGTCTGATGCTGTTGACCAAGCGATGATAAACTTTCGCATAAAGGTCAACTTTCCCTGCACCAAGACATTCCCAGTGCTTCATTACGATCAGCCGCCGAATATTTCCCGAACATTCTCGAAAGTTTCTTACCGAGAGGGTTACCCCCAATTGGTAATTCGAGCTGTTCGGAAGTCTTGCACGTCTCAACGCCGCCGCTTTGATCTGATTCTTCACTACCTCAAGGTTTTCCCGAAAGGGTTGACCGAAAAGGAATATGTGAAGTTGATTAAGTTGTCCCTGGCGGGAAACTTCTCAAATCAGATGGGTCAGGATCTTCCGGAGGGATACCACGAGAAAAGTTTTCCAATCTTTCCTCTGTTCACACAGAAGAAGTTGGACACTATCTTCAAGGCCCCTTCGGAAAAGAAGAGGAAAGTCGCCTTCTATTTCAATCTCTTTCAATCTAAAGCACTCTGTGCCCCAGTTGGAGAGGATATGATCAAGGACGCTTATGAGAAGCACCGTGCTTCCATCTGTCGTCCTCAAGAAGAAACGATCCCTCTTGATCCTTACCTTTACGAAAAGCTCAAAGCGCATGCCAAAGAGTTCTTCTCCCGGAAATGTGACTATGATCCCTACCGTACCTCTCTCCCTAACTCCATGTCTTCAATTGAAGTCACTGGAGCCAAGGGGGGAAATCGGAAAGGCCTGGTCAATAACGGAACTCTCACTCGCTCCAGTCGACACCCCTTGATTGGAATGATGGAGAATTCCGAAAATTCCCGGATGGAACCCTTTGTTGTGGGCCTATTTGGCCCGCCTGCCAGTGGGAAATCCACAATTGTTCAGCGGCTCCTTTCAGAGCTGAAGAAACGGATTGCCCCTGGCCTGAGACGTGAAGAGTTCTCATATTCTCGTTCTTGTGCAACGAAGCATTGGGACGGATACGAAGGTCAACCTGTCGTCGTCCTGGACGACTTCGGTCAGAGTACCGAAGATCGTACAGATCTCGCCGAATTTATGACTCTCGTGTCCGTCAATGACTACGTTCTTCCTATGGCCAGCCTCCCTGAGAAAGGACAAAAGTTCCGATCCCCAATCGTCATCGTGACGAGTAATATGGGATTCGGGACTCCTAATGTCCGAAACTCCAGTAGAGATGTCATTTTGGAAGATACCGCGGCTTTATGGAGAAGGTTCGACCTTCCCCTCTTGGTCCAAAAGACCAAGGTCGGGTTCTTTCCTTTATTGACACCTTATAAACTGGCTAGCTCTCAGAGATACCCTGACTTTTATGAGAAGAAGCACATTTCAAGATCAGACACCTACTTGACACCTGGGTGTCCCTTGGACGGGCGTGGTCCTCCACAGGATCTTCGCGACTATCGCACACTTGGTCCGGCCATAACCTCTCTCGAGAGGTTGGTTAACCAGGTGTATGACAAGTCCCGTAAAAAGTTCGACTTTCATTGTCGGACTTTTCATGATTCGTGGACCCAGCTCGTTCACTCCTATCGTGTCGACTACCGGAAATCGTCTCAGGGCCCCTTGTGGGATCCCCACATAGACGAAGTCGATCGAGATTTCTGGGATCATACTGATACCATAACCCTCGATTTTCCGGTTTCTCCACCGATGGAGCCACCACGCGTTAAAGCACACGCCCTTCCCGAACCTTTAAAAGTCCGGATGATAACCATAGGAGAAGTTGATACGAAAGTACTTCAGCCTCTCCAAAAGGCTCTCTGGGCGGGTTTGGGGAGGTGTCCCCAATTTTGCTTGACGAATGGTGTGAAGGATCTTGAAGACTTTGCAGAAGACACCTTACCCTGGATCTATCGAATCGAAGCTGTGATTCGTAATATCCGAGAACAAGGTGACTTGAGAGAAGACTGTCCTGTTTGGTTGAGCGGTGATTACACCGCCGCTACAGATAACTTTCCTATGTGGGCCACTGAGGCCCTCATGGAGGGTATTCTGGAGTGTATCGACCATGAGCCTACCAAGCGGTGGGCTCGTTGGGAGATTTCGCCTCACAGGATGTATTATCCCGAGAGGGACCCCGAGATGCAAACCTCGGGTCAACTCATGGGATCTCTTCTCTCTTTTCCTCTGCTTTGCCTTTTGAACGATTTTGTGATGAAAGAAAGCGGCTTTGATCCAAATACTTATCTTGTGAATGGAGACGACGTTGTTGCTCGTTCCTCGTTAGAGAAGATCGAGACCTGGCGGAGCCTTGCTCCGCGTTGGGTCTCTCTCTCTCCTTAGGAAAGAATTTCGTCGATCCGGATTTTTGCACGGTCAACTCCCAATTATTTTTTGAGGGAGATGTCGTCCATACCGGAAAGGTCGGACTAGCAAAACGTTACGGGACAACGATTGATTATTGTTTCTCTGAAGCTCAGTTTTATTGGGGTGCTACCCCAGAGCTGAAAGAGAACTTCCTTACCAGGAATTGGAAGGAACTCAGTCTTTGTCCACGTAGTCTCCATTTCTCCAAGGAACACGGAGGCCTCGGCCTCGTCGACACATGTCGGAGTCATGGGCTCCAGGTAGACCAGCGCCTTGCGAAAGAAGTATATCTCTATGATTGCATCTCTCGCTATGGCAAGGTCCACCCGGTGCCTAATGCCCCTTTCTCTTTCGTTTGTTTTCCCCTTTTGCGGGGGGAGTATGCGAGAGAGACTGAGGGACAACACTCCTCATGTGGTGTGTTTAATCGGTTCCTCTCCTTGGGAGCGCTTGACAACGCTCCCGAAGAGAAGTTTGCCGATCTGACACACTCCGATCACACCCGCTGGAAGTCTCGCTTGCAGAGCAAGAAAGAGTCTCCCCAGTGGGTTGTAGATCTGTTCCGGAGTCTCACAAAAGAAGGAAAGTACAACCTCGAAGAAGCTCCACCCTCTAACTTCCTGGGTAATTCCTATGTCGCGGTGACCAATGGTCTCGCGAAAAGGTACGCCCAGGAGTCAATGAGAGTGGCCCTTCGGCTCATTTCTGAGTATTGGTTGGACTACGCCCTTCACCCTTGTGAGTATCAAGATATTGACGACTTCATTACTCAGGCCCTCTTGACAGTAATTGACGACTACGAGCATGCTGCTCTTCCAGCCGTCCAACTGTTTGGGGGTCCTGAGGACTTTGTCGATTCTGAGGATCAGGTAGTCAAAAAGGATGTGATCAAGTACTGGGACTCTTATACTCCAGAAGGTGTCGGATCGAAATGTGGGGGGCAATTATTTCTGCCCCGGCCACAAGGATTCGAGATCTTGGAGGAGTTCCTAAGAACTTTTGGTCAGGATGACAACTGTATAAATGACAATTGCCCCACTGATGACCAGGGATTTGACGGATCCCAAGGTTTGTAGACGAGATGTCCAAGTCTACCTACCAATCAGTGGATGAACTGCTTACTCTACTAGTAACTTCTAATACCTTGAAGTCAATAGAGATTAGGTCACTGTAAGAACCACTGTCAGAAGAAAGAATTTCAAATTCTGATTCGTACTCTGTTGGATTGAGCGAATTCGCTCTCCTAAAAGTAGGATCAGGAGGATTAAAACCGGAGATGGAGGATATAGATGGATCCTGGCTCGCGTATTGACGTATCGCGAGCTTGCCTTATATCTTCTTGTTACCTCTGGCAAATATTTCTGACGACTTATAATAACCGAAATTGCGACAACATTGAATGAGTTGTGGGCGAGAGCCCGGGTCTTTCGAGACACCGGTATCGTCACCAAATTCACAACTCAATTAGTTTCACGACTTCGTGGAAGCCAGTGTATGGATGGGACCTTTGAGGTCCAATATACGCATCTGGTTCATTTGTTTGAAAAAGTGTGGGACAGCCCCGTTGGGGGTTGACATGCTTACTTTTCCACTTTGTAGTTGCGTGATTGTTCGGAAGGATTTGGGGTGGAAACATTCCGAGTTCATCTCAATCATGCTTAGAGTGATCGAATTAAAGTGATCGAAGTAAAGGATAAGATTGGGGTGTGAGCTAGCCCAGGCGCAAGCCTGGGTTGCTACATCTTAACTAATTCATCTCGATCATGTGAAGGATAAGATTGGGGTGTGAGCTAGCCCGGGCGCAAGCCTAGGTTGCTACATCTTAACTAATTCATCTCGATCATTCTTTGGGTTTATCAGCTCTTCGAAAGGAGTTGTTACCCGCTACATTGGAACCATTATGTGGGCGTTGGATCGATGAGATCCTTACCCTTAATACAATTGGTTTCCGCTTAGTTTATTTACTTTGCAGTTCATTATTTTTAGGTGCGGTAGTAGACCGCCTGTGCCACGTTCGCGTGGCCCGTCACTCACATGTGTGAG